AGATCTTTTCTACCTATGACAAGGCGCTTGAACTTGGCCGTATACAGGATAAACTAACCATGCCGTCATGGATGGAAGATCGCAAGAAATTTGAGGAACTTGCGTCTACTCACCGTGTAGCTTTACTGCGTAAGGACTATACCTGGTACTCGCAGTTTGGCTGGCCAGAGGATAAAGGTTACCGTCCCGAGTACTATCAATACCTATGGCCTGATACCAACGGCCAACTCTATCTAGGCACGTATAACGCCGCTTAACAGTCGCTCAGTGCCTCTCTAAGACCTGTGTATGCGGGCGCCAATGTAATCTAACGTGTCTAAAAATAGTCGGTGATTCCTGACGCGAGAATACTCCACTCAATATACGATTTATCCATCTCCCCAGGATAAGGAATATTGTGAAGGATTCGCGTATAGGCGAACTTTTATGGAAAGAATGGACAGGCGACGGCTTTGATCCACAACTTGATGAAAGCGTAGTCTTCTTCACAGATGAACATGTAGATCTTGAAAATGAACTTATCCGCCGCGCGCTCGCCTCTGCGCTACAACGTGACGGAATATCAATCTCTCTTGGCAATGGATTTCAATCTCTTGAAAGCGCAAAGATCATCTACGGATATGCTGGAGAAATAGACGAGGATATTGATCTTACAGTATGTGATGAAACTGGAGAAACACCTTACGGAGACGTAGTTGACAGCGTTGTGCCTATCACCTGGGTTGAGGTTTTGGTATCATGAGCGTAACTCCTAAAAGTTTAGAGTGGCAAAAGGAAGCCGAGTGTGCGCTTCCAGAAAATGCTCAGATACGTGAATATTTTTTCTCAACGCAACCTGCGGAAAAATACCAGGCAAAAAATCTTTGCTTTCTTTGTCCAGTAAGAAAAGAATGTCTTAAGTGGGCACTTGAACATCGACAGATCTGGGGAATCTGGGGTGGAAAAGACGAAGGTGAAATTCGTAGAACACTATCCGTCTCATGGAACGGTCAGGAATCACGGAGACAAAGATTTCCTCAATGCCCGTATTGCAATGCTCGTCCGAATAAATTACGCACACTAGTAGTTGACGTTCCTGGCGGAGGACGCTGGAACACGATGAAGCTTGTTAACTGCGAGGCGTGTGACTTTACCTGGCGCTCGCGAACAAGCGCCAATGCAGTTGATGCGTACCATGCTCAAAGAGCAGAAAAGCTTTCCAAGCCAAAGAAGAAAAAGACAAAGAAGAAAAAGGAAAAGGAATGATTCATGTAGCCCAAGGAGCCGTTGTCCACGAAACCGCAACGCTTGAGGACGGCGTAAAAGTTTGGAACTACGCACAGGTGCGTGAAAACGCGTATCTTGGTAAAAACGTTATCGTTGGAAAAGATGCCTACGTTGGATCTGGCGTGCACGTTGGAGAAAACTCAAAGATACAAAACGGCGCTTTAGTTTACGAGCCAGCAAAACTACACAATGGAGTTTTTATTGGCCCAGGAGTAATTCTTACAAATGACCACTATCCACGAGCAATTAACAGTGACGGCACTCAAAAAAGTGCAAGTGACTGGCAGCCTGTTGGAGTTGAGATCGAGGAGGGTGCCTCTATCGGAGCTGGTGCGATATGCGTTGCTCCAGTAAAGATTGGACGCTGGGCAGTAGTTGCGGCAGGCGCGGTTGTAACAAAGGACGTTCCTCCATTTAGCCTAGTCGCGGGAGTTCCAGCACGTATAATTGCACAGGTAGACTACAACGGAAAGCCGCAATACTATGAATAAGAAGATGATCAAAGTAGCAAGTCCTGACATCGGACGAAAGGAACGTCGCGCAGTCGACAAGGTTCTTAAGTCGGGAGGTCTTGCGCAAGGACCACAGGTAGCCGAGTTTGAGAAAGAGTTCTCGAAACTTGCGGCTGGTAACTTTAGATGTATTGCCGTTAACTCCGGAACATCAGCTCTACACCTCATGCTTCTTGCCTACGGAATTGGTAAGGGTGACGAGGTAATCGTTCCATCATTTAGCTTTGCCGCAAGTGCAAACGCTGTCGCGCTTACCGGAGCAAAGCCAGTATTTGTTGATATTGATCCTCATACATTTTGTATTGATCCTCAGGCAATTGACGCGGCGGTAACAGATAAGACCCGCGGGATCATGGCGGTTCACCTATATGGTATGCCTGCCAACATGAAACAAATTATCGCGGTTGCAAATAAGCATGACATTCTTCTTTTTGAGGACGCAGCGCAAGCCCACGGAGCAGCAATCGACAAAACACTAGTTGGCACGTTTGGTGATGCAGCTGCGTTCTCATTTTATCCAACAAAGAACATGACCGCAGGTGAAGGTGGAATGATCGTTGTGTATGACGCAAACATCGAGCGTACCTGCCGTATGTTGCGTAACCAAGGTATGGAAAAACGCTATCAAAATGAAATTGTTGGACTCAACAACCGCATGACGGACATTCACGCTGCCATTGGACGCGTTCAACTTAAGAAGCTAGAAAAATACAACAACTACCGTATTGAAAACGCGCGCTTCCTAAATGAAAATCTAGAAGGTGTTGTAGTTCCTACCGCACCTAAAGGATATAAGCATGTGTATCACCAATACACGATACGCGTTGTAGATCATGACCGAGACAAGTTTAGTCAGGAGCTTGAGAAGCTTGGCGTTGGCTCAGGCGTCTATTATCCAACACCGATACATAAGCTTCCTTCATATAACAAGAAGCTTGATCTTCCTGAGACAGATAAGGCAGCTCAACAGGTACTATCACTTCCTGTGCACCCTAAACTTACGACCCGTGAACTTCACCAGATCGTTATCAACGTAAATAAACTTGCAAAGGCTGGAAGCTAGTGCCTGCTAATTTACAGGTAGCTCTCATCGGTCTCGGCGTGATGGGACGTAATCACTATCGCGTTCTGAATAACTTGCCAGGTATCACGCTTGCAGGCGTGTATGACCCTCTCGGTGACAGTTCAGGTATTGTTAAGCCAGGTCTTATGGTTGACTCATTATCAGATTTAATACCTAAAAATCTTGACTACTGTGTTATTGCTGTTCCTACGATCTACCATCATGATGTTGCGCTTGAGATTATTGACATGGGAGCAAACGTTCTTGTTGAAAAACCAGTTGCCCACACCTCAGAGTCGGCAATAACAATTCAACGCGCGCTCGCAAACGCGCATCTTGTTGGAGCGGTCGGGCAGATTGAACGATACAATCCCGCGCTTGCAAAGGCGCGTGAGTTAATACAGGCAGGCGCACTAGGTAAGATCTACGAGGTATTTACAAGAAGACAAGGCTGGCACCCAACCCGCATCGCGGATGTGGGTGTGGTTAAGGATCTTGCGACGCATGACATTGATCTTACCTCGTGGATTACAGGTAGGAAGTATGAAAAGGTTTCCGCGTTCACGGGCTATCACTCAGGTAAGGAGCACGAGGACATCGTTTCCATCACCGCGGTGCTGGAAGGTGGAGTCGTAACAAATCACATTATTGACTGGCTAAGTCCAAACAAGATCCGTGAAACACGTATTCTTGGTGAAAAAGGTTGTCTCATCGCGGACACGCTAAACGTAAAGCTGGCGTTTTATCCTAATTCCTTATATGACTCAGATACCTTTAAGGGCGTAGTTGACGGAGATATCACGTACTATAAACTTGATAAGAAGGAACCGCTAGTTAGCGAGCACGAGGCGTTTCGTGATTACATTGTTGGAATATCCAACAATGTAGCAACAATCGAGTCTGGTGTTGAGGTTTTACGCGTGTGCGAGGCTGTCTTAAAAAGCGCAAAGACTGGAAACAGCGTAAGTCTACTCGGCTAGAATAACGTGCTTCTTAGGATCATAAAAAAGATCCTGTGGATTATGTGATTGATAGCGCTCGTCACGTGTTACAGGATCCTTTAACCAGTCATAAAGATACTCGCATACCACGTTGTTCTCAGTCAATGTAAGTATTCCATAGATCTTACGGTTATCGAGATACTGGTTTACCTTTGCCTTACGCGCTGAATCTGAGAAGACCATGTACTCCCAGCGGTCTGACTCCTCGAGATATGAAAGCTTATCAAGGTACCTACGCTTTATTAGATACGTGCAGTGCACACAGTCAACGTCCCAAATTCCACGATACCCATCGCCGCGGTGAAGAAGTTGATAGTAAATTGGCTCGTTAATAATTGATCCGTAGTCATCTACCATGTGATGGTAGTTTGAGTAATAACGACACCGATGCTCTCCCACGCGCTCCTGATCCTCAGGTGTATCTGGGTACTTGTCGTTTGCGACCGCGTAGCGCAATAACGGAGCTACGATTGGCTTGTTAGCCTCAATAAGATCCTTTAGTGTTTCAGGAAACAGGAAGTTATCAACGTCGATGACAAAATAGTACTCGCAGTCCGTTTTTAAGCACTCGTCGATACTTGCCTGACGTATCTTTGCAAGTGCGCGAAATCGTTCACCGTTCCACTCGTGAACTCCATACTTTTCTACCTTCTCAGTAATATCATTTCTATTGTAGATAATCTCTGCGTATTCGTCTACATGTTTATCTATCCAGTCTTCAAGAATCTCACGTGTTTTATCCGTGTTGTTGTTTGTTCTTACGTAAAGAACAATATCCTTCCTTGGATAGTCAAGCTCGTATAGCGAGCGTAGAAAAAGCGGCAGGACCTTTTCCTTTTGCTTTGCCAGAATAGCAATAAAGATCTTACTCACTCGGGTTATTAGCCTTTATCTGCTCTTCAATACCCTTGTTATACCAGTCCATGTTATTTTTAAGTCGTAGGTCAGTTGGGTTATTGTCATATGCCATCTGTCCGTACTTAATAGCTTTACGCTTATCTCCAAGGTAGTGTGCAGCAAGCGCGCGCATATCATCAAGTTGCCAGTTCCATAGTGCCTCACTTGATAGATAGTGTTTTGTTGGCTCACATGCAGCAACCTTCTTACATGTTTCCCACATGCCACCCCAGTCAGATTGTGCGTAGTAGCAGCGGACCTTCTCAAAATAATTTTCACCGCAGGGATCTATTTCAATTGCCTTATCGGCCCAACGATGAGCCTCATCAATATTTTGAAGCATACGGTTTGCCTCGCTTGCCCAACGGCACACCGCGGCTCGTTCAACGTACCAGTCGTCACTGTATTTTGTTACCTGCTCTGCGGCAGATATGACAAGCTCCCACATGCGATTAAATGTGTACTCACGACATAGATACACCCAGATGCGGTGGTCTTTTGGAAACTCCTTGGACGCGTTGATCAACATTGAAAGATACTGACTGCGCGACTTAGTTGCGTCAGGCTTGTGATACATCTTTGATGGAATTGTCACGCTACGCAGCGGCGTATTTAAGGACGGTACAAATGCCTCGTGAACTGGCCAACGCCAGTAAATTCCGTGTCGTGCGTGTAAGCGGGCTCCCATCCAGGTGTGACCTGTATCAAACTCATGCCAGCCTTTGTTTGCGCCTTCCTGCCAGTTTTCACGTACCTTGTCATAAAAGTCCGCGTCAACTGTCTCGTCCATGTCAATAACGTGACACACGTCTATATCATCAGGCAGAAGCGATTGCGCGGTGTTGCGTGCAACGTCAAATCTCCAGGGCTTAACGCGTATCTCGTATACTGTTACGCCAAGCGCTCGCAGTTTTTCGACAGTTCCGTCAGTTGAGCCAGTGTCGCACACCAACCTAAAGTCAGCGCCTGCAGTAGCTTCGACCCAGCGCTCAACGTGTTTTTCCTCATTTAAGGCAACGCAATAGGCAGCTACTTTCATGGCACTACTGTATCATATTCCATGCAACAACTTAAAAATGTAATTTTACTGTGTGCCTTTTTTACAGTAGTATTTCAATATGGAAAAAGATAAAGAAATGGAACTAGTTCCATATGAAGTTATAAAGCAAAAACTGGCAGATAGATATGAAGCTCAAGGATTTTCCAAAGGACTTTGCCGTAATGACTTTTCAATACTCATGCGCATTGGAGTTCATCCTCAACTGGCGACTGTTGACGATCTTCAAAGAATGGTCCTAACAGGAAAAGCTTTATCTACCAAAGGATACATCGCATCAAGAATTAGATCTATATTCAAAAGTCTAAAAAAGCTTGGGATAATAGAAAATGACCCGTCTATTGATCTGCCTAAGGTAAAACAGTCTAGAGGAGTCCCTCATCCAATAACTACTGGTGAAGCTAACATGCTTATAAAAGAAGCTAGATACCCTATGAGAGACTGGTTTATTCTTGGCTGCTATGCAGGACTACGTGCCATGGAAGTAGCTAACTTAAGAGGAGTTGATCTTGAAAAGTATGAAGATGGGTATATGCTACGGATTGCAGGAAAAGGAGGAACTGATTTATCAGTTCCTGTTGCGCAGATAGTTGCTGATACTATTCTTAAATATAAAACAAATGGACGCCTGTTTAAAGTTACGCCTAATAGGTTGACTAAAAAGACCTCTGCAGAAATGAAAAGACTTGGAATACCAAAGAAGACATTCCATTCATGTAGACACTATTTTGCTACAATGATGCTGCAAAAATCAGGAGGAGATCTTCTTGCGGTAAGAGATCTAATGCGTCACTCTAGCGTAGAAACTACACAGGTGTATACACAGCTGATGACCGGAAGAACTAGATCTTTAGTTGATCTAATTTGAAAACGGCATATTCGGACGCGAGTGTGCCTAAGCCAGCGCCGCAATCTCTTCGGCGGTAAGGCCAAGAGCGGCGAGCTTTGCCGCAGCGGATGCTTTGGCTTCGGCTTTGGCGAGTGCGGCTGCCTCTTCTTCGGCGCGACGAGCTTCTGCTTCTGCTCGGATTGCTTCCATGCTTGCGATTTCCTCAGCTGTCATGTCGCGCTCAACCGAGACTCCGGTGGAGCAGTCAACTTCAAGGACTTTTGGTGTGTCTGTCATTTAGGCTCCTGACCTGATGATTCCGTAGAGGGAAATTGTTGAATACTGTGCCCAGCCCATAGCAACACCGAACGATGCCGACGTGATTGCGCCCGTTGAACGATAGAGACCCGCTGCCATGCCTAGACGAGTACCGTCTGCGTTGTTCTCAGCAGTAAAGTCAGAAATTATCTGTTTGAACGTTGATGACGTGTAGTTGGGAATATAGATGAAGGTTGTGCTGAAAGTATTGGCTGTGACATTTGACCCGCCGATACCGTTGACTGCTGCGCTGTTCCCAGATTGTCGGTAATTTTCAAATGAGTTAGTTGCCTGTGAGTTGCTAATTGTTGCGCTGTAAATCGAACTTGTATCGTTGAAGGAGATGTAACTATTGGCCCAGCCATTGTATTGCGATTTATAGTTGCAGACGAAATACAAGTCGGTGAAATGCTGCGGAATGTTGTTGAAATTGATAGTGCTGGCGCCACCAGCGCCAACCGTCTGCGTGTAAATCGGAGTCATCACAAGTGCCATCGCTTACGCTCCCGTCACTTCTGATGTGCTGATGCCATAAAGAGCGACGTGTGAGTTGGCGGCGAATTGAGAGTCGGTGCCAACAAGAATTGCGTTGATGGCGGCAGTGTTGAGCCATGCCTGACTGTTGAAGGTGACTTTTCCAAAGTTGGCTGTCCCATTATTGTCAGCGCCACCTATTGCACGAACGGTCTTATTCTTATTGGTGTTGGCATAGTCAAGAATGTCGATGATGACGCAGCCGTAGACGTTGGCCACTGAGCCTGCGTCAGAAATCGTGTCGGTTAGGTGTATCACTCCAGTAGATGACCCACTAATAGATGCGACGCTGCTGCCATTTCCATTCAAGGCGTGTCGGAATCCATAATCAGAGGTCCCACCTCCATTGAAGGTGAGATAGATAGAACCGTTGAAGCCGCTATTGTTGAAAGTGGCGCGACCAAAGATGCGGAGCTGCAAGTGTGTGAAGGTTGCAGGAATTGACGTGAAGTTGGCAGAACTGAACGAAGAGCCAGAGGTTGTGCTCCCAAGGAATGTCATCGTCATGCCGCGCTCGCTCTCACGCCGTAGAGGGCGAATGTGGAGCCAGCAGCGAACTGACCGCTTGTCGGCGCGGATGTGATGCGGTTGATTGCAGAAGTTGAGCGCCAAGTGGCGGCGACAAGATTCGTCAGACCTGAACCGTTCAAGTCTGCTGCGGATCTAATCAGGAGCGACTTGAAAGTTGAGGTGTTCGCATAGTTCAAGATGTGGATTGTGGATGCCAAGTAGATGCCTGATGTTGTATTGGCTCCTGGCATTCCGTCTGTGTAGTAGAGCTGCGCGTAGTTAGTGTCGCGGCTAGATGATGCGCTCGAACCGTTTCCCTGCAAGTTGGTGCGCGAATAGTTGGTGTTATTAGCGTCGCTGTTGAAATACACGATAGAGGAGTTTGTCGAGACTGACGCGTTTGTGCGGGCATACAGAACCAGCATCAAGTCTTGAAACGTCTGTGGGATGTTAGTGATGTCGATGTTAGTGCTAGACAAGGTTCCATAGGTAATTCGCTGCAACGCCCCGAAGTCGCCGTAGTTGGTCAGCATTGACGGATAGTCGACTTTCGTCGAGGTCACCGACCCAATCGCTGAGAGCTTGTGGACTGGACTCACTAGGAGATCTCCACTCCGGCGATGTGGAAGTTGACAGTAGTGGCCGAAGCTCCACCAGTGATGGTCTGAGTCGCCGTGAGTGGCTGCTTCAGGTCGATGACCGTGGAGTCATTACCGCCGACAGCGACGGTGGTCGCCAAGTTGGTGCCGGCAAGACCAAGGGTGAATGTCTGAGCTGCGCTGGTCGTGTTGGTGACGACGATGCTAGTGACGACTGTGGTCGTCGAGCTTGGGACGGTGTAGAGCGTCGTGCCAGTTGATGTCGTGGCCGCGCCTCTGAAGAGGGTCTTGCTAGTTGTCGCCATTAGTTACGACTCCTATTCTTTTGTCGTGGGAATAATCCTATTGGAGTGTGCCTGACTTAGTACGCACCCATTATAACCATAATTTCATCACCAGGGCCTGTCACTCCAGTCACACCAGTATTGCCTTGAGCTCCAGTAGCACCAGTGTTACCTGTTGCGCCTGTAGCTCCAGTGTTACCTTGAGCTCCCGTAGCGCCAGTGACACCAGTATTACCTTGTGCGCCCGTTGCTCCAGTTGCTCCGGTGTTTCCTTGTGCACCAGTGTTACCTGTTGCGCCTGTAGCTCCAGTGTTACCTTGAGCTCCCGTAGCGCCAGTGACACCAGTATTACCTTGTGCGCCAGTAGTTCCAACCGCACCTGTTGCGCCTGTCGGTCCTACAAGAAGATCAGTTGCGCGAACAACTCCCCAAACAGAACCATTCCACCTCCAGGTTCTATCTCCAACGGTGTGTGTATCATTCACCGAAGGTGAGTTAGGGAAATCAATTGCGGTCACGCGTTGCTCCTTTGCTGTGGGTCATTATAGCAGGAAACTGCCTGCGGTGATACTTTTAGGTTATTCCTGCGGCAAAGGCATAATCCTACGAGATTGTGCCGTTTTCTTTGGTGGCTTCTAGTTCTAATCTTTCCGCGTATTGTTGAGCAGTCATAGATTCAATTTTATCATCTTGAATTATCTGAACCATATTTTCGCCTAATGTTGATTTATATTCAACCACTTTCATTATAGTTCGGCACTCCATTCTAGCCAAGAAACGTTATTGTTATTTGAGCGCAAAGCAACTGCGCGACCCGCAGTCAGTCCAGTTGTTGTTCCTACTAGACCTTGTGTATATACGCTATTTCCATCACTTGTTGGAACAGCGGTTAGTGCTCTTATAGTTCCAGCATCATAAATCATAAATTGATTTGCGGTTGTGCTAGTTGCTAAAACTGGAGAAGTACGCATTTGAACAGGAAATGGAATAGTGAACAAAGCAATGGTTGTGCTTTCGCACATTCCAGTTGCAAAATACCAATAGCCACTTGCTGCGTTTGCTGAGTTCATTCTCCAGTAATACCTCTGGCAAGCGGCTAACTCGCCTTGAAGTGTGCTGCTTTGGGTTCGGAAGGGTAAAGCGACCGACCCAATGTCAATTTGCCAGCCAGTTACCTCAAAGTAATCGTTAGCACCAGCGGTACCAGTTGGGTTTGCATAAACTACGGCCGCCATTTCTGTCGCGGTTGTAGCAATAGTTCCAGTAAAAGTGAAACGCTGCCAAGTCGTTGTCAATGTTGCGGTGGTGCTGATTGGATTTGCTGCACCTGTATAGCCGTTTATGTAATTCTGGTCTGTTCCTGTACCTGTGCTAAGTCTTACTTCTAATAATGATGAAGTTGGAGAATAATTTGCCCCTGCTCGAGCATAAAATGACATTGTGACAGTCTTGCCAACAAAAGGAATCGTATTTGCAGTTTCAATATTTTGCCAAACATAAACTGCATTAGTGGCAGTATTGCCCGAATCTCGAGCCGCCCTAATACAATAACGAATATTAGGCAGGTTTGTCGTATCGCTAGTATTTTGGCGACTAAAAGTCGCACCAGCAACGGCGCGGAAAACTTGCCATCTATCTGTCATAAACTGATTTGTTGCAGCATTGGAAGCAACGGAAGCGGTGCCTCTTTGTGCAATTTCACAAGCCGCATTTATTATAGGGTTTGATGCGCTTGGAGTTCCTGACCATCGAAGGCCAGTAGTAGCGGCAGAATCCGCGACGAGTGTGTCGCCATTTGAGCCGACTGCTAAGCGAGCATTGGCTGTGCTGTAGGTATAGAGGTCACCCTTTGCTGTTAAAGGTGCTGTATTAGCATCTGGTATTCTACCTGTAGCCATTATTAGTTACCCCCAAGTAATAGTTTTGCTTCATCTTCTGTAATCCCTAGTTTGTCCAAGAGGGCTTGGCGCTTGGCTGCTGCTTCGGCTAGTTCTTGTTGCTTTGCTGCCTCGGCTGCTCGCTCTACTTGATACTGTTCAAATTCAGCATCATTCATCTCACGGTCAATAATTTCTTCACCCGTGTTGATTCTTATCATAGGTCTACTCATTACTTGACTCCATATACTAGAACTGTTCCGCCAGACCAAGTCTGTGCGCCTGCCTTAATTTGAATTGTTGTAACAGCAGAAGTTGAACGATAAAAGCCAGTA